GCTGAAGGAAATCTCCTCGGCCACAATCATCGTCCCTGAAGGACAAGACATCATCGCGACTGAAAAAATGTCAGTCATCATTCGCTATGTGTCCAGGGGATATATCAGGGAAATCGAAGTTGACCTCGGCAGAACGAAGCCGAGCGCGAGCTAAGAAGGGAGGCTTGTTTAGATGTCACTGAAAGTAAACGGCAAAACATACGATTGGGCCGACGTCGACATTAAGCTCCCAGGACTCTCGATTGAATTTCAGGAAATCTCCTACGACGACGAGCTCGAAAAGGAGCTCGCATACGGCAAGGGCCAGAAACCGAGAGGATATGGAGAAGGCAACTACAAGGCGGAAGGCAAGGTCACCCTCCTCCGCGACGATTATGACACACTGCTTGACTATTGCAAGAGTAAAGGGGTTCCAATCTTCAAGCTTGTCATTCCGAAGATTGTCGTATCCTATGCCAATGAGGGAGACCGCACAAGGAGCGATGTGCTCAATACCGTCACTTTCACCAAGCGCAGCAACAAGGCAGCACAGGGAGACAAAAGCATCAAGGTCGACCTGGACATGCTCATTGTGGATGGTATTGAGAGCGACGGCGTTAAAGCCCTGTAATATCTCAAAACAAATGTCAAAGGAGGATTTTGCAATGGAAGATAAGAGTATTAAAGCCAACGAGGCTGAGTTAAGGAAAGGTGGGTTGGCGGCACTCAACACCGAGGAGCTCAAGGCGAAATATGGTAAGGTCTATCAGCTTGATTTGACACTTACCCCGGATGACGACACGGAAATAGAGGTCTCATATATCTTCAAGAAGCCAACTACGGCAAGCTATGACCGCTATGTCAAGACAGCATCCAACGGGATGACAAAGGCCCTTAAGACTTTCATGTTTGACAACATCATCCCTGAGCAACGCGACAAATTGGAGGCCGACCTTGAGGAATATCCGGCTCTCACCCTGAGTGCGGGCGAGAAGCTGCTCTCTATGCTCGGGCTGTCTAAAACCGCAAATTTAATGAAGCTGTAGAAGAGCAGCTCGGGAGGGTGAGGACGGACTTTATTGAAGCAGCAACACTTGAGATTTACAGGTTCGTCCCCCCTGCTCTTCTACCGGATAATATCGGGGAGCTGGATTTTGAGGAATTCATTGCGCTCCTCGCCCGGGCAAGATACATCGAAGAGGTTGAGGAGGACATTGTTGCGAGGGCTATCTCGAAGGTGTTCTCGGAATAAAAGAGCCGACCTCTTTCATTAAATGGTCGGCTTCTGTCCCGTAATCCATGCTTTATATAATTTGGTCGCGTTCTTTGCGGCCTGGAAGATGTTTTCTTTGTCCTTATCCTTCTGCCTTCCCATCGTGTTTTGATGGCCTACCCACAAGGCATACGGAATCGTGTAGGCCATTAGCGGAACATATACAAGGACAGAGATAGCAGCTCCGGCGCACAGGGCGAATATGAGAACTTTAAGCATTACAATTATCAAGGTCATGGCAAACCCTCCTTTGCCTAATTATACCATAAGGAAGGGGTGAAGAATAGTGTGAGCTTAGAATCCGTTTTCAAGCTGTCCCTCATTATGAATATGGTCGACCACCTGACAGGCCCGATGGCCCGAGTGCAGTCTTCGGTCGGCGGCTCAGTCTCGAAGCTGCAAAGCATGGAGCAGACCTTCGGCAACATGACCAAGACCGGGGCGGCGATGGCGGGAATCGGCGCACAAATAGCCTCCACAGCTCTCGCCCCGGTGCAGGCAACCTTCGCTACAAAAAGGGCTCTCGGTGAGCTTGCCTCGGTGGGAGTCAAAGACCTTGGAGTCCTTGAAGATGCAGCGCGCAGCTTCTCCGAACAGTGGGCCGGAACATCGAAAGCTGACTTCATCACGGCAGCCTATGACATTAAGAGCGGCATCTCATCCCTCACGGATGCTGGCGTCGCTGGGTATACGGAGCTGGCGGGTATCACCGCGAAGGGAACAAAGTCCAGCATCGCAGAGATGACGAATCTCTTCGCCACGGGTTACGGCATATACAAGAACTTCTATTCCGACCTTTCGGATATGGAGTTCGGTGAAATGTTCTCGGCGGGAATTGCGGCTTCGGTCAAGAACTTCAAGACCACGGGCTCAGGGATGGCACAAGCGATTCAGACCCTCGGGGCCTCGGCAACGTCGGCCAACGTGCCCCTTGAGGAGCAGCTCTCTATATTGGGTATGCTTCAGGCCACAATGAGCGGAGCCGAGGCGGGAACGAAATACAAAGCCTTTCTTCGTTCGGCTGTTAAAGGCGGTGAAGAGCTCGGCCTCAAGTTTACGGACGCGAACAACCAGCTCCTCTCAATGCCGGAAATCCTCGACAAACTCCGGGGTAAGTTCGGAGAGACGATGGACGCAGCCGAAAAAATGCAACTGCAAAAAGCTTTCGGTGATACGGAGGCGGTTGCCCTCATTGACCTCATGTACTCAAAGACAGGAGACTTGCAGAACAACATCCTCGGCCTTTACTCGGCTATGGGTGAAGGTGTCGGGGTCGCCCGGGAGATGGCGTCGGCTATTAACGACACGGAGCCTGAGAAGTACCAGCGGCTACAGCAGCGTATCCAGAATGTAAAAGAGTCCATCGGCAACAGTCTCCTCCCTACTATCAATGAGTTAATGGGGAAAGGCGAGCAAATTCTCACAAAGGTTGACTCATGGATTGCAAACAACCAAGAGCTTGTCAAAGTTATTATGCTCATAGTGCTTGCACTCGGCGGATTTTTGATGGTGGCAGGGACGACGATTACAATCGTTGGCGGTGTGGGCCTTGTGTTCACGAAGACGGCGGGACTTGCTACAGGGTTTTACCGTGCGGTAAAAGGAATTCCCGGTCTGCTTGAGACTATTCAAATCAAGGCCCTGTATGCTGGGGACAGCCTAAAGAGAGGTTTCGGCACAGTTAAGACATTTGCCTCGTCGGCGGTAACTGGTATTAAAAATGTCGCCGTCAACATTGCGAGTATGGCGAGGACGGCAGCTATAAACGGAGTCACGGCATTAAAGAACATGGCCCTTGGCCTTGTGGGGATGGCGAGACAGGCAATCACAACGGCAGTGACAGCAATGCCTGGGCTTATTGCCTCAGTATGGAGTTTCACGGCGGCCTTGCTCGCGAATCCTATCACGTGGATTATTGTAGGCATCGTTGCTTTAGTGGCTGCTATTATCCTGCTCTGGCGGAATTGGGACTCCGTGGTCTCATGGATACAAGGCGTTTGGAACGGCTTCGTCAATGGTATCAAAGCCGGGTTTGACTGGATTCGGAATCTCTTCTCAGGGATGCCAGCCTGGCTGCAAATAGCAATCGCCGCTTTTATGCCGTTCATAGGGATTCCGATGCTCATTATCACGCATTGGGATGCGATTGTAGGGTTCTTTACTAACCTATGGAGCCGGGTCAAGGATGCTTTTGTCAACGGCATCAATGCGGTCAAGAACTTCTTTTTAGGGATTCCTGAGTGGTTCAGACAAAGCGGTGCAAAAATAATTGATACGCTTGTCGAAGGCATCAAAAGTGCGGCCATGAAGCCTGTCGAAGCAGTAAAGGGCATTTTTCAGAAGGTTAGAAACCTCCTCCCTTTCTCGGATGCGAAGGAAGGGCCTCTCTCCGAGCTGACGCTTTCGGGACAAAGGACAATGTCCACACTGGCACAGGGCATCGAACAGGGTGCAGACCTCCCGGCTCAAGCAGTAGAGAAAGGGCTCGGCAGAATCGACACGACTGGAGGCCGGGAGCCTGTCAAGAAGGTCAACCTTAAAGAAATCTCCCGAGAAACAGAAACTTCGGAGACGACCACGGAGAGAGATAAAGGCATCAATATTGATAAGCTGCTCTTAAATGTGGACTTCTCCAAAATCAAAGAGCTTCCGCTACTCCTCAAACTTATCAAAGAGATTGAAGATTACGTCAACAGCAACGGGCTCGTCACTGAAGGGGAGGGATAATCTTGATATTTGTCGATGATAGTTCGATTAAAGTGAGCGGGGTTATTCTCCCTGGCCTCATCAAAAGCATAGAGGTCAAGGATGACGCTCTTATTGAAGAACAGTCGGTTGAAGGGAGTTCTATAAAAGCAAAACAGGCCGAAGGGTACGAGGATGCTAAGGTAATGATTGAGCTTATCCTCGAAGATGGCCCCGACGCCACAAAGAAAGAAAAGCTTGAAAAGATACAAAACCTTTTTAAAAAGGCAGGACAGGAGAAGCCTGTCGTTCATGAAATCATCAATGAGCACACGGCAGCACGCCGGGTCAAAAAGGTTATTTTCAAGAGCCTCAACTCCAAAGAGGAAAGCAAAAAGGAGCAGCTCACGGTGAGCCTTGAGTTCTGGTCGTACAACCCAATGACCATTACGGCAAAGAAATCAAAGAGTGGCAGTTCACAGACGGGCACTTCATCGATGGTAAGCAAACTCGACCCGGCATATCAAAGCTATTTAAGCGACCGAGGGAAGGCTCCGAAGACGAGTAATTCCCCTGCCGTGGATGACGCAAGCACAACAGTCTATGCGAACAGGCTTTCAAGGATGCCTTACTGAGGAAGTGATTTTAAGAGTGGAAACGGCTGAACTATTCTATCCTGAAATCAGTGTAGAACTTGGGCAATACACCTTTAAAAAAGGTGTGGAAATCGAGGTCTATTCAAGCAAAGACAGTTACTTTGATTGGGCGAAGGTGAGGTTTACCCGGCAGTTCAAAGAGAAACTCTCTCTTGAAGCCAAAGAAAAGGCCCTCATCCAGCTCGGTTACAACGGCGTTTTCGATGATGCCTTTGAAGGATATATTACCAAGCAGTATGATAGCGGCAGCTATAT